TACTTGTACAGAACCAAACAATCTTTTAGCAGTTTTTTTCATAAAATCAAATGCATCAATTGGATGTGTACGGTCGGGGTTTGCAGTATCAATTTTATTTTGAGTTGGTTCTAAGAGATGAACTTTTTTGACCTTAATATTATTAACTACTTGTTCATCCCATGATTCATCAGTTGTTCTTTTTTTCACATAACTCAACAAAACACCATAGAATGTATCAGAATGCTTTCTTATAATCTTTTCCATTTCATCAAAGTATTCTTTTATCAACAAATTTAATGATCTACCATCCCCCTTCATGTGTTTTTTCATGTCATTCCAAAGTTCATATTCATGCGTACTTAGGACTTGATTTCTCGGCAATATTGGAGTAAGGTGTTTTACAACAAGTTTTTTTATCAAAGCATGAAAATCATCTTCTACTTTATCAAAATTTGTATAGCGTGAAGTTCCTCGCATATCATCTATAGTGGTCCATCTACTACCAGACTTATCTACCTGACTCATTATATCACCCGAAGCAGACATGAGTACATCAGCATCCATTTCTACAATAGCTCCACCAGATGTCGCTATACCCGTTTCCATATAACGAGCAAACATTGAGAAAAATGCAGAGATAGATTTCTTTCTTCCTTCAAGTCTGCTAAGACCTTGAAGACCTCTTTCATCAGTTGTATGAAATACCGTTGCACGAATTGTTTCTGGCCATATTCTTTTATACATGGATGAAGATATGGGTATTTTTAAACTAGAAGGAGATTCTGCAGTAAACAACATAGTAGACAAACCCGTTATAGTAAATTCATTTAAATATTGTTTAAAGGGTTTCATCTTATGCACCACTTATTTCTCCACGAGCCGCAATGTCCACCTTGTCTTGACTCTTTGCCCACTTCTGAGCCTGGGCTTTGTTTTTAAATCCACTAGAAACTGGCATCCATTTGTTGCTCCCCACATGACCCATTGCGTACCATTTCTTGTCGCTCGGGTTCTTGGAAACAATATACTTGGAATTTACTTCTTCTAAATGTTGTTTAAATGATTTCATTTTTTTCTAGCCCATCCGCCAAATGTTCTTACTTCTGCATCAGCAACTTGAGTGATGTAGGTTGATAATTCTGCGGCAGATTTCCAATGTTTGTGTGGAATTTTACCCAATCTTGGAATTATGTCTGTTTTTACCCAATCTGCTTCTCTCCTTGCCGTATTATAGGTATGAACCTTCTCGATTTTAATTTTATCTACTACTTGTTCATCCCACGCATTCCATTCACTTATTTCTGAATCGCCTCCTACCATACGACCAGATGGATGTTTAACTGCTATCGTTCCTCTTCTGACATAATATCCATGAATCCTGCCTTGAATATCTTTTTTGTGTTTCTTGAGAATTGCATTTACACCATCAATATAATCTGCAATTATCAAAGATATCTTCTTACCATCATCCTTAAAATCTGTTTGCAATTTGTACCAAACACCTATTCCTATCTCTGGTACTGTTTCTAAGTATTCTTTATTTTTTGGATCATGTTTTATTGCAAGGTCTATCAACATCTTTTCAAGTTCTGCATGCATATTCTCTTTTGGGTCTATATTGTACAATTCAACCCACCGTCTGCCGGTTTTGTCTGGCATACTCATCAGATCACCTTTACCTGACATAATAATATTTGCATCTAATTCTACAACAACTCCACCACCACCTTGTATTCCCGCGTCCATAGTACTAGCGTCCATATTAAAAAAAGCAGAGATTGATTTTTTCTTGTTCTGTAATCTCTTCAATTTCCCCAAACCAATACCATTTGTAACATGAAACACCGTTGCTCTTGGTAATTGTACTTGGAAAATCCATTCCATTGTGCTAGATGTTAATGGAATTTGCATATTGGATATTTGCCCAAAATCAAATATTTTTTGAGAAGTACTACTTTGCCAAGCTGGGGCGTCTTCTTTTAGATATCCTTTAAATGATTTCATAACTTTATTCTTTGTACAGTTCTAGTAATATAATCTACCAAATCTCCACTATCTGGATATGTTTCAAATGGAAATCCTTCTATATCATCATCATCTTGAAAATCCTCTCCATACTCCCAACCGACATGAATTTTTTGAATCTTAAAATTATTAACCACTAATTCATCCCATTCTGAAACATCCCCACTATCTGGATCTGGTTCTAGTACTCTCTTCTTAACGTAATCTAAAAGTACCGCTTTTAATTTTACAGAATACTTTTTCATAATCTTTTCCATACCATCAATGTAATCTTTGATAATAAGAGATAAGATTTTACCTTCGTTTTTATATTCTTTTTTAAGAGCAATCCAAGACTTATTAATATCTGGCATAAATTTTGGATCATCTGCATACTGCATAATAATATCCATCATCATCTTCTCTATATCTTTTTCCATTCCTCTGAGCTTAGTTGCACCACCCATAATTTTAGTAAGGGTGTCACAACCTAACCATCTTCTACCTGTTTTGTCTGGTTGACTTCCAATATCATCTGGAGATGCAGCAAGAACATCTGCATCCATTTCAACAACATAACCTCCCTCTGTCTGAATTCCATAACTGATTTCTGAAGTGGTTATATTATAAAATGCAGAGATTGATCTTTTCCCACCTTCCATCTTTTTTAATGCCCTAAGACCTACATCATTAGTTAAGTGAAACACTCTTGAACGAACTGATTTTGGCCATATTCTTTTGAATATAGAAGGGGATAACGGAATCTTCACATCTACAAGACCAGCTCTTGGTAGATCAAATATCATTGCAGACAAACTCTCTGTCCACGCCGGTGCTTCTTTTAGATATCCTTTAAATGATTTCATTTACTCCAATTTTTCGCAGCACTAAAGTTTTGATGTGCAAATTCAAGTCGATTTACCAACTTGACTGCTTTCCCTACTTGGTCTATAGCTACAAATCCTTCTGGTTGTGTAACCTTGTATCCCTTACTGGTTCTAACAAAAGTAGATGCAACTCCCTTTGCCTTTTCTAATTTACGAATAATCATGTCTTTTGCATCTACAAGAAGATTTTGCATATCAAATATTGTTACTAACTTACTGGATTGTGAACGAAAAAATTTCATCAATCTATCCATGTTCTGTTGTTTGATTTCTTTGTTCTGAGGTCTTTTTACTTTCTCTACTTCTCCTTTGGATTTGTCATAAACATAAGCAATCAATCCGGCTGTGTGTTTTCTGGTATTTGTAATTTTCTCACCAGCTCGGACTTTTGTATTGTTGTAGGTCTTAATCAGTTCTTTGAGTTTTTCATCTTCAGAGAGCTGTCCTAAGAAATTGGAATCTATCTTACGAAAGGTCTTACCCGCGACTGAAAGGACATTAGTTATATCAGTTGTTTCATCTTTATTAAAATTAATAGTTCCAGAAGTATCTTTGTATTCTGCGTCTGAAAACCATACACCAGAATTCTTACTCAATCCTCTTAGATTGACAGAGAATGACGCTGACATACCTTCCATTGTCTTTCCACTATATGTGGTGTGGAAAACAATTCCCATAGAAGACGATAATATTTTTCCTGCATTTTCAACTGGAATTGCATAGACAATAGTATTTGGTTGGAAAGTTATGTACTGCTTTCCATCTATAGTTTCTTTTTTTAAGTCATCCTGAGTGAACATCATGTCACCTTGAATGACATCTTTTATACCCAATTTTGACAGCTCAGTGAGTGCTACCTTGAGTTTTTGGTTTAGACCAGTGCTCGGATGATTCCGATCAATGTCATCATGGGAATAATTTATCTTCGCATTCTTATTGAACACTCCCTTGGTGCCCACAAAGAACTGACCATTCTCAGGGTTAATTCCTGCGAAGATGGCTGGGGCGCCATCCCACTTCACCGTCACATTAACGCTGGATTTTACATTTCCAGCGAGCATATCTCTTAGGGACTGCAGGAAGTTAATCGCTCCTCGCGTTCCCACTATACCACTATTTAGAACTTCATCTTCTAGGTGTTCTAAATGTAAATTTTTCTCTTCTGTAAGGAATCCATCAAATGTAAACATTTATTGTGCCTTCACGTGCGGTGCAGACCAACAAGATTCAGATTTTCCATATAACAACATACCTAATGCAA